CCGTAGGCGGTTAGGAAGTTCACTCCCTTGCCAATCTGACGCTCTTCACTAGTCACATCATCTATAGATTTCTTAAAAAGCAGAGCAGCCGCACCTGTATGAATGTCAATGTTGTTATTGAAAACATTAAGCAGTTCTTTGTCCTGTGAGAACATAGCCATAACTCGTAGTTCAATCTGGTCGTAGTCAGCCACCAAAAGAGTGTGTCCTTCAGGTGCCACAAATAGACTACGGACGTTTGAGTCTCGTGGAACGTTTTGAAGATTTGGGTCACTGGATGACATGCGACCTGTGGTTGTTCTATGCAGGTGGAACGAAGGGTGAAGTCTGCTGTTATGTAGTTTAGGCAGTAGCCCATCTACATACGTTGATTTTAACTTTTGTGTTTCTGCCCAGTCCAACAACAACGTGATTGCTGGATGTTTGGTTTCCAAGAACCGTAGGCTTTCCTCGTCTACCGATGGAGCGCCCCCATTTGTCAGTTTATGTGGTTTAAGACCTAAACCACCTTCACGCTTTTTGTTAAACAGAAACTGCTGTTTATGTTTTGTGGAGTCAGGATTGAAACCTGCTGGAGTGTATTCTGACAACGCTAGGAGGATGTCACGCATGTGTCCGTCTAAGTCTTTACTTAGGTTTTTCATGTTCCTTTGGTTTACAGGAATGCCTTGGTTTTCCATGTGCATAAGGATTCTAAGAACCTCAGAATCTTGGTAAAAACAATCCATTAATGTAGTGTTTAATTTAACCTTACCCCACAAGCGCTGGTACAGCATCCATGTCCAACGAACGTCTAGATGTACGTAATGTGCGGCTTTACTAAAAGGTACTTGAGTAATTATCTTTCCCAATTTACCATCACGAGCATATGCGTCATGCTTGTCGTAGTTCCACATGATGAGTTGCTCAAGTGAATATGACATCAAGTTTTCGTTGAGTATGTGTTGCAGAAGCATTGTGTCTGCATAAGGACCTGGTGGTATCTCGCCATAGTATTTACTAATGCTGCGAGCATCAAACTTTACGTTATGACCAACTTTAACAAGGTCACTAAAGAACAATGGGCGAAGGGCTTCAAAGACTTCTGAGCGTTGTAGTTGAGGTGGTGGTTCAGACATCACAGCAGGAATATGGTACTTAAAACGTGCCATAGACTCTTGACCGTTCTTTAGAAGTTTACGGTAGCCCTCGGGTGGCACTGTGCTACCGTCGCCAACCTCTTCAGGAATAAGAACTTCCCCAACACCATGGCCCATAGGGATAGCCCATGAATGTCCTTTGGTAGCAATGCCAATCCAAAATACGTCGTTCAACATTGGGTTAAGAGCAATCAACCCTCGGTACTTGTCAGAAAAGTTATCGTAAGCACGCTTTTGTATTTCAGGACTTGGGTTCTTAAGAGTAGAAACATGGGATTTCCATGCTTTCTCCATAGATTCCATCATTGATGGATGACGTTCTAAGATTCCCCGTGTTTCAACGTCAAACGTAAATGCGCCAATTCCCTTGATGATTTGAACCATTTCGTCCAATTCATCAAGGGAAGTGACAACATCTGCACGAGGAGGGACTTCGCCCCCCACGGTCACGAAATGTCTTCGTCTGCGATTGCGAGCAAGTCTTTGCGATTAGGAATCGCAATAATCTCTGGAGTGTATGCCTTGCTACGCAGAGACTTGAATGAATCGTCAGTGATTCCTTCAATGTTCCATTCTTCAAGGTCACGCTCTTTAACAATCTGATGGGCTGTTGCTGTGGTAGCACCCTTACCAGTCTTGCTGACTGCCCAGTAGTGCTTAGACAAAGGTCCTGTGCGTGGGTCAGTGTGGAAGTTCTTCAACTGGTCAATCACTCGTGGACCAACTTCGTATGACTTCAAAATTGGGTCTTCACCAGGTACCAACAATGCAACGTTAAAAGCAATGCGTACAGAGGGGCGACTACCTGCGTCACACAAAGGGCAACCACTGGAGTCAATGTCGCCAATGCAAACAAATGACTTCTGTCCTTGGCGCTCAATCCAATGCTGTCTCCACGAGGCGTATGGCTCGTCATTAAGAAACTTAATGATAATGGGGTCCTCGGAAACCTTGAGACGCTGTGCGAATGGAGAATCGGAATTCTTTACATCCTCTACAGCGTTCCAACCACCACGGACTACTGTGCGTCCTGCTGTTGGTGTGGTTTGTTCTTCTTGTTCTGACGTAATCTCTTCGTCATCATACTTACTCATGTGTCTGTCCTAACGTGTCCAGTTTTGCTTGATATATATTTTGAACGCATCCCAATCTCCGTGATGGGGGTTGTTCACTCCACATTGTTCCACAGCATCTAGTAGGGTGTCAAGTTGCTGTTGACTATAAAGTCTTCTGCCTTTTTGAGCCTTACCAGGTACTTGTGTACCATTTGGAGGTGGTGTGCGAAAACTAGGCTTTGGAATCCAGCCTTTGCTTTCCCACATTCGCAGTGTAACAGGGCGTTTGCCCAATGCCTTACACACTTCACCAATAGTGTAAAAGATTTGCTTTTCACCATTGATAACGAATTCTTTTCCTTTTGCGCCATTGTAACGACTCAGTAGGGCTGAGTCAATAACCTTTTTAGTTTCAGGTCTGTTTTTAGGTAAACGTTTTCCTGGAAAGTTAGGAAGGTCGCCAAACAATTCAAGAGGGTCTCTCATGCTTTAAATGCCCAGTTTTCCTTTTCAGTGTAGAAGCCTTGAATAGTATCTTCTACTTCTCTGTGACTCCATGCGTACCCGAGTAGTTTGTCTTCGTCTAGCACTTCCATAACCTTTTTAAGGTCATCCCAAATTCCTAAATCCTTTGCCCATTGTTCTGCGGCTTGACTATCAAAGGAACGGCTAACACGTCGTTCGTACTTTAACTCAAGGTCGCCAACTTTGTACCACTTATGACCTTTGTCGTCTTCATAACCATTTTCTTCTATGGCTGTAACTAATTCTGCCTTCATTGCATTTTGACGTTTAGTCAAGTTCTCAATGGCTTCTTTAGACTTTTTAAATTCTTGTGCAAGTCGTTCGTAATAATCTGGAGTTGTCATATTTATACCTCTGCGTGGCTTAAGAACTCGGACAGGGTGCCCAAGTTCAGGTCAAATTTACCTTGGTTATCATACCCTTTGTCAAGAAAGGCACTATTAATTCCTCGTTTTTGTTGAAGCATCTCGTACTGGCGTTCTTCAATGCTTCCTTTCATGACGAAGGATACAACTGTAACATGGGGGTGTGTTGAAGATAACCTGATTATTCGGGCTTCTCGTTGGTCCAATTTACCAGCCGACCAAGGCAAATCGTAAGAGATAAGGTAATTGGCTTGTGGTAAGTCCACCCCGTAACCTCCCGCATCAGAGGATAGAAAGAGCCGAACATCAGGGTCGGTGGCAAATCTTTGCTTGGCAACGTCTCTCTGGCTTGCGTCCATACCACCCATGAATAATACGCTTTGCGTAAATCCCTCAGTTGCCTTTTGGATAAGCCGTAAGTTCTTCTTAAAGAACGAGAATAGAACCACTTTGTTAGTTGGGTCTTCATTTAACACATCCTCAATGTATTCAACAACTGTTTCCAGTTTGGGGGCTTTGATTACCGTCGGTACCAGTTTGGCCCTGACGAGTTTAGATGCGTAGGCCGAGCCTTCTCCATTTTTAGTGGGGTCGTCGTAAGACGTTGCTGAATCCAGAACCAAGTTCGGATTATCGCAAAGCATCCTAAGAACAGTAAGCCGAGCCATAATTTGACCTTGCGCTTCATTTCCATTACCTCCGTGATAGTGGGACCACAGGTCAAAACTACGACCATGTTGGGTTATTGCTTTTTGTATTTCATTTAACAAGTCTGTTGCAATTACTTTATACAGTGCTGCTCCAGACCTATCAAATTGAACGGGAACAACTTGTGTGATTACCTGTGGTAGTTGGTCAGCAATATCTTCACGAGTTTTGCGAACCATTGCTTCAACCATAGTTTCATTAAGTTGTTTTAGATTTCTGTATCGTGTGGGTCTACCAAAATGGTCACGAACAATAAATGTTTTATCAAATAAATCAAATTTACCTAATACTGACGAATCAACAAACTGCATAATAGAAAACAGTTCTTCAGGTCTATTCTCAATAGGTTGGCCTGTAAGGGCAAAACGATAGTGGCATTTAGCGCCTAACTTTTTAAGCATCTTAGACCGCTTTGCTGTAAAAGATTTAATGATAGTTGCTTCATCAATTACCATTGCGTTGAAACGCATAGATTCCCAATGGGGTAAATCTTTAACAAGGCTTTCAGGATTTACAATAATGTATTGACAACCAATAGATAAACGCCACAGTTTCTCACGTTGTTTAGGAGTGCCATCAATCACCATCGCTTTGGATGTCGTGAACTTATTTATTTCACGAAGCCATTGGTATTTAAGAGAAGATGGGACAACTACGCATACCTTAGAAATTTCATCTTGTTCTAAAAGAGTTTCAATGCACGCCAAAGTGGTTGGTGTTTTACCAGCACCCATGACCATTGCTAAAAGCATCTGACCACGTTCAACCATGCGCTCCATTGCCTCTTGTTGAAACGGATAAAGAGTTCCTGTAAAACTCACAGAACCCACCAAGGTAAAACTTGTGCTTCGTTAATAGCAATAAGTATCTCAGAGTCTGTCATGTCACCTAGGTCTTTAGCGTTTGTGTGTGCGTACTTCAACCATTTTACACCGTCTTTAAAACGAGGGAGTGTCTTCCACAAACGTTGGCTAGATTCAACACCTGCTTGGTCATTGTCCATTGCAACAATTAGACTGTCAGCGACTTCACTAACAAGGTTAATCTGATTCTTACTGATATACGCACCAAAAGTAGCAAGGCCACTAACTTCATCTGTGACTCCAGCAAGGCGTACAACATCTAGTGGTGATTCCACAAGAACTGCAACCTTTGATTTAAAGCGTTCAATACCAAATAAAGATTCGCTCTTCTTAACACCTACTGGGTAGTTGCGTACCCAGTCCTTTTTCTTTTCTTGCCAACCTACTAACTGAGACTCAGATGAAACAATTGGAATAACCCATGATTTATTTGTTGGATTCCATTTAACGCCGTACTGACGTGCAATAGTAGGGTCTAAGTTTTTACTG